CCGTTTGTAAAAACAGGTTTATGGGAATTACGAACCTATATAGTTATAAGAGATTTTCCATTTTGGAGAACATTAAGTGAAACACCAGTGGTAAAACTAAAGGTTGTAGAATGAGTAAGTTTTTTAAAAAAATAGAAACTGTGTGTAGGTGTGGTTGTGGATTAAACAATATGGCTAAAAGTACTATGGAGAAACTAGATACTGCTAGAAGCATATACGGTGGTCCCATAACTTTAAATAGAGGTTGTAGTTGTTCTGTACATAATGAAAATGTAGGTGGTTCTAAAACTTCTTCACATATAGCTACCGAGTATGATAAGGCTCATGCAGTAGATATTAAGGTATCAACAGATGGTTCTCGGTATAGACTAATCTGTGCTTTACTTGAAGCTGGTTTTAATAGAATAGGTATAGCAAAGAATTTTATTCATATAGATGATGATCCATTAAAAAAGATCAATGTGATGTGGACATATTAGTTTGTGATATAATATAAAAAAGGAAAAAAAATGGCAGATATAGAATTAACAAGTTTGGTATATACAAAAGAAGAAGTAGAATCTTTAATGGTAGTACAAGCTACTGATTTATCAGAAGATATAGATTTAAAAGCAGATAGTGTATTAATCGGAGCAGCGTCAGGTATAGCACCTTTAGATGCAGATCAAAAAATAGATAATACATATCTAGTTGAAAGAACAGGTATTGTAGATTATAGAGACAATACTACTATTGCTACACCTATTACTTTAACAACATCACCTGCATCCTTAACTAATGATGGAGCAGGAACTGGTAGTGTTAATATGTTACCAGATGGAGTAACTGAAGTATGGAACACAACAACAAACAGATTTGAGTTCAGTGAACTATCTATTGGGGATATAGTAAATATAAGAGCAGATCTTTCTGTAACAACATCTGTAGTAAATCAAAAAGTTACTCTTGTTTTAGAAATAGGAAGTGGTAGTAGTTTACACGATATAGTATATATAGAAAGATTTTTTAAAGATATTGGCACTTACGAACTAAATAGTTTTAATGGTATCTATATAGAGAATGAAAATGTTAGAACAAATGGTGGAAGGTTTAAGATGTCTTCTAGTCATGGAGCTACAGTAACTGTACACGGTTGGTATAGTAATGTAATGAAAAGAGGATAACAAATGGATTTATCAAAAACAACAGAAGCTTATACAACGCTAACTAATTTAGTAAAAACAGATTTAAATGAACTATGGGAATCTAAAAGAATCAAAGGAACAGAATATGCAGATGTATATTCTGCTTTAATGAATACATGTTTACAATTAGCAATGGATGCTCCGGCTAAAGAAGCTCAAACAAAATTATATGACAGACAAAGAGAGGGTTTTGACGACGATCTTAGACGTAAGATGCTAGATATTCAAATGAATTCTTGGGCTATGATGTTTTCATCTGGGTTGTTAACAGATAAACCTGGAGTTATTGCAAATGATGAAGTGTCTTCTCTTTATAACTATATGAAAAATAGAGTAGTTAATGTTAGTTAAAACAGTATCAAGGGAAGATTTTTATAAAGCTATTGATGGTATAGATTATAGAGAGCAAGATATTAAAGAAGCTTTTGAATTTGGTTGTACTTCTATAAAAGTATGCTACGATAAAGCTAATCATTCTTTTGCGAGATATTATCTTATCTGTGAGGACAATGGGACTCCTGTAGTGACCATTATGCTACAAAGAGATGGTCACTTAGTGTTTTTCATTAGTAACATTATTTCAAGTCATATAAGCCTTGTGAAGGCACTTAAAAGACTAGCTGATGAAACTATCTTATGGGTAGGACCTATCTTTACTAAAACAGCTTATTGGTATACTGAAGCACAAAGACTAAATAAGTTAATAGGATTTAGACCATATCAGAAATATAATAGATATGGTATATATGTAAAGAGCGATTAATGGGAGGCAAGACCCAAACTTACACAGGTTTGCAAGCACAAGCAATTTTTGCAGAAGTTGATAATCTGTATTCAAAGGAGTTGCTTCGTATTTTTGCTTTAACTAAGACTATTAATATTCCTAACTTTACACGTAGTATGTTACTTGCTTCTCAAAAATACTATTCTGCAGAGAAATTTAAAGCACTTGGTGTTTCATCAGAGATAACTTCGATCGCTAGATCAATTACAAAAGATGGAGTAACTACTTTCTTAAGAGAAACTACTGGGGACTCACGTGTTTATTTACTATATTTTTCAACAGAAGATATTAATGGTATTCCATTAGTTTTAAATGCTTTTAGTATAAAAGATCATTTAGAGGAAACTTATAATGTTGATGCAAGTAGAATGGATTTATATGAGTATACTTATACCTTTAATATAAGTTATAATCATACTCAATATACTTGGGCTACAGGATTAACTGGTCCAGATACAGCTACTGTTAATTGCTATACACATGCTTATGAATTGTTTCCCGGAAGTTGGTATTATCTAGTAAATGATAACATAAGTTCTTTAAATAAAGTAACAATGGGAGAACTGGATGGTTCCCTTAATCCTACTGGTTTTGAAATAGAATTAGAAATACCAGAAGATAATAGGTCTTTTTATGTTTGCAGACACTTAAATAAACCTGCAGGTGTTTATGAGTTAGCAGATCCTACTCATTTTTTTAAAGATGACATAATTTCTGAAGCTACTAATTGGACTTTCTTAATGCTTCCAATAAAAGATGAAGGAGAGATGGTAGAAAATCCAGGGTATGTTAAAGCTTTATTAAATGACCTGGGTCTTGGAAATGGAGCACTAGAAGAATCTTTAGATAACTCAGATATTAAAAGAGCTTTAATATCTCATTCGACAGATTTTACAGACGAAGATTTTCAAGACGAAATTAATGAAATTTATGGACCTTCTGGAAATAGAAATGAAGTAACTTTATTTACAGAAAATTATGATATTAAATATTTTAATCAACCTCCTATGTCAAATCCTCCCGGATACTGCATATCTATAGATAGTTTTAGATTTTCTGTAGATGGTAAAAACATTGCTATGCTTCCATTAGAAGTATTGCGTATGGAAACTATAGATGTGAAGTATCAACATATACGTAAGACATTAAGGATATGGGCAAATACTGTAGTAACAGTAGAGATGGCTTGGTATCAATCGGGTTTTTTTAAAATACTATTTCTTATTATAGCGATTTATCTTACTGCAACTACTGGTGAAGCTATCTATTTGATGATGGCAGTTGGTGCACCAGCAGGAATAACTTTGATAACTGATTTATTTGGAGAAGAAGTTGCAAATATAGTTATTTTAGCAATTACTATATATCGTATGGATATAGAATTTGGTGTTAATTTAGAAACTTTTGCTACTATGGCTGGTGTAGCAAATCAAATAAGCCAAGTGTTTTTTATATATGAACAAAAAGGCATACAGAAAGATATAACCTATACTCAAAAACAAGAAGAGACAGCTAGAGAAGCTATAGCTGAAATAAAAAAAGAAACACTATATATACCAATGGATTCATACTCTATGTATTACGACTCTATGTACTCAATAGCAGAAGAGGCTTATACTACAGTATATAGTACAGCGTATAATTTTGATATAATGTTAAAACCTAAACTAGGAGTTTAAAGTGAATAACGAAGATTTATTAGAAATGATTGAACATGACTTAGATGGAAATAGTAGTTTAAGAAATAATCAGGTGGCAAAAGTCGCTAAATGGATAGAAGACTATGAAGGCGAAATATCTACAGATATTGATGAAAACAAATCAAATATGATTTGGAAGCTCATAAAAAAACAAGGTGAAAGTTTAATCTCTAATCTATCAAAACCTTTTTTAGGAGCTCACGAGATAGCGGACTTAATTCCCTTAACTCATAAAGACACAGTGAAGGCACCTATTTATAGTAAAGTGCTTAACCATTTTTGGGCTAAAGAAACAAACTCAAATAAACTTGTAAAAACAATTTCCAGGTTAGCAGTTAAAGAAGGTACTTGTTTCCTTAGAATAGGTTGGGAAAAACAAGTAGATACTAAAGAAGAGATTATACCAGGCGGTATACCTCCTAAATTTTTAGAAAGATTAAAGAATAAAGGTGCTATTATCGAAAAGATGTCTGATGGTAAAATAAAGATTATAAAAAAAGAAATAATAACTAATAAACCAACAGCTAAACCACTTCGATTAGAAGACTGTGTATTCGATTGTACCGCAGATTCATTTGAAGAGATACAGTTCTTTTCGTTTGACTATGTTACAACAATATCTGATCTACGTAAACAAAAACATTTATACACAAAAGAATCTGTTGATAAATTAGAAAGAATGATTGAGCAGCAAGATGATAAAACAGAAGGACCTCAAGAAGAGTCTCATCAACACAACAAGTATTCTTTTGAATCATCTGAGAACAGCAGAAAAAAAGTAAGGCTTAACGAATATTGGGGTGAATTAGATCTGGATAATAATGGGGTAAACGTTTCTGCTATGGCGGTTACTGCAAAATATGGTGACGATCGTGTTTTGATGAAAATAGAAAAAAATAAGTTGCCTTTTAAAAATATACCTTTTGTGTGTATACCCCTAATTGAAAAAGAATTTTCAGTATATGGAGATAGTTTATCTGAGTTGATATCAGATGAACAAAATTTTTATACTTCTATAATTAGAGGTATAATAGATAATATGGAAAATTCTAACAACGGTATAAAGTTTATAAGAAAAGGGGCTTTAGATACTATCAATTTTCAAAGGTTACAAAATGGAGAAAAAGTAGTTGAATTAAATACTAATGAAAATATAAATTCTGTAATTGCTGATGGTTCTTTTAATCAACTACCACCTTCTGTTTATAATACTTTAAATCTTATAGAAAGTCAAGCAGAAGGGTTATCTGGCGTTTCAAAAATGATGCAAGGTATTCCAGGATCTGAAATGAAAACTGCTTCGAGTAACTTTGCAGCAGTGATGAGTCAGTCACAAATTAGATTACTTGATATGACTACTTCAGTAACTTCTGGTCTTCGTAAAATATTTTACATGTGGTTAAGTATGGCAATGGAATACTTAAATGATGAAGAAATACAAAAAATAACAGGTCTTTATATTCCAGAATTAAAAGTTAAAGAGACTAAAAGAATAGCTATGGAAATGGGTATAGATCAACTACCTCCTGAAACACAAGAGAAAGCTATGATGTTAATCATAAAAGAAGTTGAAGACATGTTTAATATGAAAGATCTTAAGTATGATATATCAATGAAAGTAGGAACTGATGGTCTAAAGGAAATTAAAATAGCACAGACGAATATGTTGATGCAACAAGCAGGAAACCTTATACAGCTTAATGTTGTACCTCCTAAAGTAATGGGAATGCTATTCTCAGATATGGCAGATGCAATGGATAGACCAGATATAGCAAGAGAAGTCAACAACTTTGTACCTCAACCAGATCCTAAACAACAAGAATTACAAGATGCAGAAATAGAAAGTGTTAAAGCAGATGGACTTAAAGATAAGGCTTTAGCTGCGAATGCAATGGCAAGAACTAAATCTGAAGAGATTAAAGCTATTGCGAATGCTCAGAATATCCAACCTAATGTTGAAGGTAAAAATATTGACAACTTAGCAAAAGCTACCAAGATAGGACAAGAAGAAGTTAAAACAAATGCAGATGCCTATGCAAAAATAAAAGGAGCAACACATGGCCCAAATAGCAAACCACCAGAGAGAAAATGATGCAAATAAAGCTGCTAAGATGGTTAAGCTTATTGAAAATGATTTATTTCAAGAGTTAATATTGAAAGATTTTATTGAAAAAGGAATTATAGAAATATCAGTAAATTCTAATTTAGACAATACACATACTGTAGATGAATTAAAGGCGAGACAGATACTTCATAAGTATTTATTTCAAACAATAACAAATGGTAAAATTTCAGGATTATAACATAATATGTTATAATGTAAATAGATCATATTAATCAGGAGAAGAAAATGGATAAAGAACAGGAATTAACCACTGAGGATCAAGACCTGCAAGTTAATGAAGAGGTACAAACAGAATCAATAGCTAATTCTGAAGAACAAATAGTTGAAGAGACTACCACTGAATCTGAAGAAAAAGCTTATGAAAATGCTTGGAATAGAATAGATGTTACAGATGATAAAATTTTTGAATCTTTTAGTACCAATGAAGAAAGTTCTAAGGTTCCTGCAGAACCTATAGATGATTCTTTAAATACTACACAAGGTACAAATAATAACATCGGAGCATTTATGGCAGATAAACCTGTTTTAACCTATAAAGGTAAAGATATACCGATTGATACTGAAGAAGAGTTAATCACTTTAGCACAAAAAGGTTTTCGAATGGAAACTGAAGCAGCAGCTATGAAACCAAAAAAGAAAATTCTATCTATAATAGATGGAGTTCCTATGGAGGTTTTACAAGCAGTTGCAGATATTCATAATGGAAACAAAGATGCTATATCTTATATAGAAAAACAGTACGGAATAGAAGAAAAAAAATCTGATGATCCTTGGAATTCTCCAGAGGAAAAACCAAAAGATAAAAACTATTCTCCAACAATAACAGTTGAAGATCCAATTAAAAACTTTTGGGAAGATTTTGTTACAAATAATAAACAACAAGCAGCAAAGGTCGGAGACATATATGAGTCTTTAGAGGAAGGATTTAAATCAGAGATCTATAAAGATCAAGTGTTTCAATCCTTTGTAGAAGCAGTAGGAACAGGTGAATTTGAAACAGTATATCCAGTAGCTATTAAAGAGAAAACTCTTAATCCAGCTATGACGTGGCTCCAAGCTTATGCACATGCAATAAGTAAAATGAGCCAACCTGGTGTTACTCAAAAAGAACCTCCTGTTAGTGCTGCTGCTCCATCAAATAACAATAGTGGTAGAGATATCAATAGAGGCAATGATGGAGATAGAGTATGGAATGACGATGCTTACTTCAAAGAAGTAGAAGCAAGGTTATTCAGTTAATTAAGGAATAAAAAATGATATATGGAAATAATTTAGGGGATGGACTAGGTGTAGAAATGCAAGCATATTTAGATAAGACGCTTCTTACTAATATTAGTGAGAATACAATCTTTGATAAATTAGCTACGATGCAAAAAGTTTTACCACTTAAAAATTCAAAAGATCTTGAATTTAAAAAGTGGATTAGAATGGTAGACTTGTATCTTGCAAATAACATAAATACAAACTTTACAGGTAACAATGTAAATACAGGAGAAGAAACTGTTCAGCTAGTACCAACAGCTGAATATGAAAACTTCATACTTGACGAAGGTTCTTCAGGAACTTCTAAATCAACTATGCGTTTAATTAAGCAAAGTGCTACTGTTTTTCCAATTGGTGACTGGATGCCTTATACTGAAGAAATGGAAATGTTCCATGATAAATGGTCAGTAGGTGAAACGTCAAAACAAATGGGTGAAATGGCAGGACTTATTATAGATGGTTATTATAGAGACCTATATGTTAATGGAGCAGGACATGTCGCAGATATATCAGGTGGTTCTAGTGGTGCAAACAATGTAGTTGATCCTACATTTACACAAGAATGTAGAAATATGTATATTGCTTTAAAACTTTCTGGTGCTAAACCAATGAATACTTTAATGACTTCATCTGCTAATTACGGCACAGTTCCTGTTACAGCTAAGTATACTGGGTATATTCATACAATTGGAGCAGAAGCTTTAATTGGTAATGAAGACTTTATCCCAGCTGAGAAGTATGCGGCAGGTACTACTTTGATGGAAAATGAAAAAGGTATTATAGGTGAAATTAGAGTTATTGAAAATGATAATGCTCCTCTAACTGAAATATCTTCAGGCGTTTACAGAGCAGACATGATTGTAGTTGGAAAAGACCATACTGCACATGTACCTATTAGAGGTAAGGGTTCAACTGAATTTGTACTTCAAACAATAGGCTCTGGTGGAACATCTGATCCTTTAAAAAGAGCAGGTACAACTGGTTGGAAAAGTTGGTTGGGTGCTAAAGTTTTATACCCTGAGAGATTAGGCGTTATTTCAGCTAGAGTACTATTCTAGTACTAAATAAGAAAGGATAATAAAATGGCTGCACACACAGTTACATATTTGGCTCCAGGTTTGGAGCTACTAAAAGCAAGCGTTGCTACAGGCGATACAATCGTTAATAATACTAAAGCAGTATTAGAAGTAGTAGAGGGATTAAACACATCAGGTGTTGTAACAAGAGGTATTGATGTTACTAGAATTGCTGCGGGAGTAACTTACACAGTCCTCGCAGCTCAGAATGGTAAAGCATTATACGTCGCTAATCAAAGAGAAAGTACTTTATCAACAGTACCAACTTTATTGATAGCATAAATAAAGACAGGAGAGAATATGGCAAATGTAAAAAAAGCAACAGTTGATAAAAAAGAAAGAAGTTCTTATCTTGTTATACCAAGAAATCAGACTACTTATGATGAAAAGTTTGCAATAGCAAATGGTAGAAAGATACCTTTTGAAGTAGTAGTGTCTTTAACTCAAAGAGAAGTTAAAGCATTAGAACATCAAAGAGAACCTTTTCAGGTAGACAATCATTTAACGGTTTATGATGCAATGGATAAATATCAATGTGATCAAGCTGCTGCGACTAAAATAGTTGCTGCTCAAGCTCAACATAAAGAGATAGGCGGTAAAACGATTAAGTGGAGACAAAAGTACATAGTACAAGCTGCTTAGTCTATACAGAGCTTCATAGAAATATGAAGTTCTAATATATACTAACTAAAGGAAATCTATCATGTCAGAACTAGCCTCATTAAAACTAGCAGAACAAGAACAAGCGAAACAAGTACCATTAACTCCTTATGGGTTACCATCATTACAAAGTTATGCAACACAACCAGTAAATAATTCACAACCAGTAAATAATCTGCAATCATTAAATTCTGGACAACATTATTTGAATGCGCCATATACCGATATGGCTTTTAATAATGCAGGTTTTAATCCAATACAAATCGATCCTTCTCAAGTTAATCTTGACTTACAAAATAAATTTCTTAGAGCTGGAATAAGAGGAAATGAATTAGACAATAAAGCAAAAATAGACTATCAAAATAGCTTCATGGGTAAAGCATCTCCGTATGTAGAAGGTTTTGCAAATATAGCAGGTGGTCTAGCTTCATTAGCTGGTATCTATACTGGGTTTAAAGAATTAGGAATGGCAGAAGATCAACTAGATATAGCTAAAGAAAAATGGGCAGTAACTAAAGATGAGATGAATCGAATCAAAGGTGTTAGAGATAAAATAACACTTGACTATATGGCATAAGGAATTATTATGGCTTATACAAATCCAGTAATGGATATAATGAAATCAGATACTTCAGCAGAATCTTTTGCTGGGGCTTCACGTTCTTTACAATCAGCTAATCAATCTTTTCAAAATAGTGCTTCAATAGCATTAAAGATGGATCAGTTGTTAAAAGAAGAGGAAAGTCGACTACACAATAGAGCTATGCAATCACAAAAAATGGTAGGAGATATGATAAACTCTCGCATTAGTCAAGGTTTTCAACAACAACAATTGCAGTTTCAAAGAGAACAAGCTAAAATAAAAGAAGATCAGTTTAATAAAAATTTTAAATTAAATCAAGATCAGTCTGAAATACAAAATAAAAACTATGAGCAAGCAAAAGAAATAGGAATTTTTAATGCAAAACAGACTATAAATGCAAATAATAATAAAGTTATTACAGACGTAGCTACTTTGGGAAATAAAGTAACAAGCAACCCGAATTTAAAACAATATAAAGCAGAAGTAGATACTCTTAATGAACTACACGAAAAACTTGTAGTAGTAGATAAAACAGGAACTAAAAATCCTACTCTAGAATCCAAAACAATATTAAATGAAATGATTAAAGTGTATGAAAAGATAAAAGCAGGTGGAGCGCCGAGTTCAGTTTTATCTTTTGCTGATTTACTTATAAATGGTATAAATAGAAATCAAGTGAAACTTCCAGGATCAGAAGAAACTGTAACACAATTTTCTTTAAACCCAGATCTTTATACAGCAGCAGGAGGAATCACAACAGCTCCTACTTCGTTAAAAACAACTACTGAACCTAGTGTTGTTACTAAACCTAATACTACTACTAAAAGTTCTGTAAAAGAACAAGAAGATCTTGTTCAACCTACATCTACCGCACCTACAGCATTAACAACAGATTCAGTAAAATTAGAACCTTATGTAGAAAGAACTATATTTGAAGATAAAGTACCTTATTCATCTTCTGTAGAACTTATGGAACAAAGTCAAAAACAGAAATTAAGCGATGCAATATATAATAATAATAAAAAAGTTCCACTCACTATAGATAATACTAAAGCACTTGAATTAGTAAACAAAGCTCTTCCTCGAGGTTTTAAAATAATAGATTCTTTTAATTATAATGCAATTAAAGGAAATAAGAGTTACTTAAGAAAAGATTCACATGAATTAAAACCTGGTGTATTATTAGATGGATTAAGTCTAAATCTTACTGGAAAACAAACTAGAGATTTTATGAGAAGATATTATAAAGGAGATTATAGTAAAGAGTATAAGGAGAATTTAAGAGAAGTAATTACTAATAGTCCTCTTTTATTTAAAAAAGTATTAGGTCTTGATGCACATGGTATATTAAACACTTCAGAAAAGGAATTGTATGATGTAGTACAGTTTATAACTTCTGCTACTAATACTAAGAAAGAAACTAAAGATCTTATTAAAACACTTAAACAATCTTCTTCTTTTGGAGAAAAAGCTTTTTTATCAAGTCAGATAAATCACTTGCTACGTAAAGTTGATAATATATATGGTGATTCAGGTGTATATTCCTCGGAAACTTTTAATAAATATATTTCCGATGTAAGCGATTTTAAAACAAGTAATACTATATTAGGAAAAGTGACTAGATCTATTTTTGGAGAAGGGTTTACGAAATGGATTGATTCAAGTTTTATAGAAGATAAAATAAATATAGTTAGAACAAAAGAAGATATAGAAAACCTAGCAGTTACTGCAGAAACAAAAGGTAAATATAATTTAAGTATAGGTATTAGAGATTGGCCTGAATTTGGAGGACTTACAAAAACACAATTTATAGGTGCTAAGGTAGTAGATACAGACCTAACCACCTCAATGGAGCCTATAGCTGATATAGTAACAAATTGGCCTAAATATAAAATACAAAATCAATATGAAAAAAATAGAAATATTTATGAAAAAAATTATGATAGAACACCTAGTAAAACACCCGTAAAGAAAACTAGGGATTATAGAACAAATTTTGATGATAGATTATCCCATAAATCAGCAAGAGCAAAACAGTTTGAAAAAATAATGAAAAATAAAGAATTTAAAAAACAAGTTATGAGCGGAATAAAAAAAATATGTAATGAATATGCTCATAATGAAGTAACTAATAATCCAGCTTTAACATATACCTTTATAACAGAAGGTAAAAAAATTACAATAAGCCCTGATGAAGTTGCTAAATTAAATACAACAATAGTATTTTCAGTAATGCAAGATATTACTGAAAAAATACAATAAGGAAAAAAAAATGGCAGTTGATAATCCACTACAAAGTAGTCTTGAACGTGCTTTTAGAATAGAGAATGAAGCACTTATAGCAGACAAACAAATAAGAGATACAGCAGCATTAAATATTCCAGCTGCCTCAAGAAATACTGCATTAAGAGATTTTGGAAGAGGTTTAGCTTTACCTTTATTAAAGTTAGGTGGATCTGAAAATAATGCAAAACACATGATGGGGGCTTTTGGATTAGATCATACAAAAGAAGGGCCAGTATTAAACGAAACCACAGGTGATATTAATATGCTTGCTGGAGGAATGGTTCAGGGAATACCATTATCATTCGGTTTTAGAGGAGCCCTTGCTGCTGGTTCAATGGCTTTAAAAAGCTTTGGCATTGGAGCTAGACCAACTGGAGCTTTACTAAACGCTTCTCGTAGAATAGAAACACTTAAGGAATTAACAAAGTTTAATGCAGATGTAGTTTTTCAATCAGTTGCTGGAGCTGCTGCTGATATTAATGAAATAGGTGTAAATGAAGATAAAGTTTATCATGAACGTAAATGGGAAAACTTTAATCAAGCCTTTAAATTAAATACTTTATTTGAAGGTGCATTTGGAGCAACTGCTGGTGGTGTTGCTTGGTCTATTAAAAAAGGTGTTTCAAATAAAAACTATAGAAAGCAAGCAAACGTGGGAAATCATACATTATTGAATTTAGATTCAGATGCAATTTCAACTTTTAATACTGGTGGTCTTAAAGATGTTGATATAAAACTTAATGAAAATGGTTTTGTATCATTAGAAGAATTTAATAGAATAACTGAAAATGATTTTAAAACTATAGAGGAAATGAGAGAAGCCCTTAACAGTGGTGACTTAGATATTGAACATGCAGCAATTATAGATGAAGCAACAGGTGAAATATATATACTATCAGAATCTTTTGGAATGGCTAAAGGAAAAATTTTATCTAATGGAGCAAAAGTATTAGACTTAAAAGATTCAAACATAAAAAAAGGAATGTATGATCTTAAATTTGGAAACAATCCAGTTCTTACTGGTTTAGATAAATCAACTGTATCTGTGATGGAACTTCTAGCAAAGATGGCAGAAGATGAAGGATCGTCAGCTTATACTAAATCTTCTAGTTATACTGTTAAGATAGATGAAAACGGTAAAGTCGTTCCAAGTTCAAAAGAAACTAGAGGTGGTTCAACAGAAATTAATCCAAAAATAAAAAACATTATTGAAGAATCAGGTTATGAAAAACCAGATAATGAAATTAGTATAAAGAGAGAAAGATCTATCTTTCAACAAATGTTAGTGGCTAAAAAATTTAGTGATCTCAGTAAATTGGATGGAACTATAGATATCAATCTAAAGGATTTTAAACTACTATACGAAGCAGTTAGAAATAATGATAATATATCTAGTGGTATAACTAATATGTTTATTGGATTACAAGATGCAACTTTTAAAGATAATGATGCTAACTCTAGAACTTATAAAGCTTTCTTTGAAACACAAGAATTAGAAAAAGGTGAAGGTTTTAAAATACTAGGACTCAAGGATGAATTTAAAAATGCTTTAGAAGCTTCTCTTGGAATGACACTAATAAACTTACCTGAATCAGTAGATGGTTATTTAGGTAAAGATCTTACTAAACAGGTTATAGATGGAGCCATTAACATAATGGGTATAAATGGTAAGACAGATACTAGCTCATTAAATAACTTTGTACAGGCTCTTGCTAATGACTTAGTTGGTAAAGCAGATACAACTCAAGACCTTTTATTTAGAGCAGAAGACTCTAATGCAGCAATGGAAGATGGTACTCCTACAAGCAAAAGAGAATTACAACAATGGGTACAAGATTTAAGAAATTTATTTGGTGCAACTTTTGAAGAGAGATCTACTTTTGTTAACAACATATTAAAGAAAGGATATGATAGCGAAAAGTATGGGGCTAACTTCACTGGAGAAAGTGGATACATAACTAATAAATCATTTGTTAATGATGAAGATACAAATATAATGGCTAAAGTTCTTGCTGAAACAAAAGTAAACTTTACAGAAGAAGGCACAAAGTTAATTAACTACTTAAAAGCATTAGTAGATGGAATGGAAGGCAAGACAAAAGTAATGCTGGAGTTTGGTAAAATAATGGGTGACATTGATCCCCACATGACTGAAAGGATATATAATTCTTCATCTCCTAATTTTAAAGAAATTATTAGAAAAAAAATAATGAGTAAAGTTAGAGAGGTAGAAGATATCCATAGAATGATGGGAGACTATGCAGGAGCTGATTTTACCTTCGATGTAGAGATATTAGATTTAACTAGAGTTATATACTCAGGTAATACAAATCCATTAAGTTCAACTTTGTTTAGAGTTGTTTCTAATACAAACAAATCAGAAGTAAAATTAGACTGGAGTAAAAAAAGTCATAATTTAGAAAGTGCAAAAAGAGCAGTACTTGCTAACCTTGGTATAAAAGTTGAAGGTATTCATGCAGATGCAACAAAAGTATTAAAAGACTTGGGTGTTAAAACACCAGAAGAAGCAATTGATCTTTTGTTCAAATATACACAAGATGCTTTCATGATTGAAGAAAATGGTAAATATCGTTTAGATCCAGAAATATATAATCGTACAGCTAATCATGAGACAGGTAGCATGGATCAACTTCACATTGATCTTTCTAAAATGGATAATAAATTTAAAGAGTTAACAAAAAAACTTCCTCCTTATTTAAAGTTTGATTCTGAAGGTATTATAACTGTAGGTTCTATAGAACAGATGGTAGCGATAAGAAATTCTAAAGGGGAAAAAGTACATGTGTTTAAAGAGATAGATTCATCTAACTCTGGATATACATTAGTTAAATCTGCTTTAGGTTTTAAAGATACAAGGGTAGGTATTGGAGGGAAAATTGATATAACTATTCCTGATCCATATACTGAATTAGGTGATATTTTAGGCATAAGTAGAAAGTTAGCTAAAACTTTGTTTATACCTAAGAACTACGAAGCATCACTAGGGGCTGTTACAGAAGCATACAGCAAGGCTATGCTTGAAAGTTATTTTGAGAAGGGTGAAATGCCAGCTCCTTTACAAGATGCGCTACAGGCTACTATAACGACTGATTTAGCTACATTTAAAATATTTGATGATTTATTAAGAAAAATAGAAAATAAAAACATAGTTAAAGATATTCTAAAAGAATTAGAAGATATTACAGTTGAAAATACAAGTGGAAAAACAGAAGTTGAAATAAGAAAAGAACTTATTGATAATATAAATGCTTTGCTAAAAACTGGTTCGTTAACAAAAAGCGTTACTGCTGATATAAGTAAAATAGCTGATGCTATGATGAAAAAGGGAAATAAACCTTTCTCTGCTTTATATAAAATATTTGATACTACAGGTAAAGCTAAGAAAAGAGGAACCTTTGAACCAGAGTTTTTATTATCAGAAAATGAAATAGAACAATTAGTTAAATATGCATCTTCTAGGTTTTCACAAAAAAATAAAACTGCTTTTGCAAAAATAGAAGAGGCTAATTATAATTTTGTAGATAGTGACGGAAATAACTATAATATGAAACGACACTATGATAGAGCGATAAATGATTTAGTTAAAATAGCTACAGAGAATTTTTATAGTAATTATCTAAAGAAAACTATTCCTGAAAGTGAAATTGCAGGAGTTTTAGAAAAAGCAATAAAGGAACTTGGAGAAAAAGTTGATCATGATCTTATATTAGAAATGAAAAGAAAGTTTAATGGACCTACTTCAGTAGAAGGTATAATAAGTATTCTATCTAAACATAATATCTTTAAAGAAGATATGACATCTATTTCTATTTTAAATAATATCATACCTGAGATCCCAGTAGCTAACGGTAAGAATATAAAATTAATAACAGTTAAAGGTTATGCAAATAACGAATCACATATCAATTATAAAGGACCAACCTTACAAGTTACTTTTCAACCAATATTCACTATATCACAAGACGCAATTATAGCCTCAAAAGCTATTGCTGATGGATACTATAATATTCAAGATGCTTTGGTTGGAATAGATAGTTTACAAGAAAGAACACGAATAGCAAATGAGACTATAGCTCATCTTATAAACGAAGTAAATATCGGAGAAAATATACTTGCTGCATACACGTCACTAGTAGAGATGACTGAAAATGGTATCGGTATAAATGAAATTGATATTGAAGCTAAAACAGCAATAGCTAAAAAAATAGCAGAACAAAAGTATCTCAAGGCAAATGGAGGTAGGTTACCACCCCCTGAACTAGAAACAGCTCTTATCGCTGATCAACTTAATACAATGATGATAGGTGATTCAAAGGGATTAACAGCTTTTCAAAAAAGACTTGAAGTTCTATCTGAGAATATTAAACAGAATAAAAAGAAAAATGGTATTACACCAGATACTGAAATATACAATGTATCTGATGGTATGGAAAGTAATGGTGCTAAAGCTAGTAATGGAGAAGTTACTTTAAAAGAAACATCCCCTAAAAAACTTTCAGAAGATATACTAACAAGTGATAGAGTATTAACTTTAGGTAGAATGCAAAAAATGTCTACTAAGCTTGGTTCTTTTATGACTAAAATAAAACATGGTATAGAATCTAACTTTCACGGTGCACGCATAAAGTCATTTAAAAAAGGAACCAAACAAAGTGTGGCTATCAAAACAGGTAGTGGGGATAATATAGCTTTTACCGTTAAGATAGGTCATGAAAAATTTACTCCTGATGCTCATAGAGAATTGGTTCATGAAATTGTACACGTAGTAACTAAAGATAAATTAGATTTATTATTTGATACTTCAAAAATTGAAAATGATAAAACATTACTTAGTTTAATAAATGAAATGTCAGACAGTGGAAAGATGAGTATAAAATTAGAAACTGCAATAGAAGGAGAATCTTTATCACAGTTCTTTGAAATACTAATAGGTAATGAAGAGCTTATGCTTAATCAAGAAAACTTTGCAACTATTTTTGCAAAAGGTACAGATACAAAGACTTATGATCTCTCACAACATATTCAAAAAATAAAATTTGATGGTGTTGAGATGATAACTCCTGATGATTTTAATAAGTACTTAGTATCTAAGGGATATGAAACAGCTATAAATCAACTTAATGATATAAGAAAAAGATACTCTGCTACTTTAAATACTAATCCAGAAATACTTGCTTTTATGAATGGACAAAAAGTAGAAAAGTTTAAATCTTCAATGAAAGGAATTGCTAAATCAATTACTGACAATAACAATAAAACCAAAAAGTTAGTTGAAAGTAAATTATCTACTATTGGTTTTTCTGATATATTTACACTAACACCAACAAGAGAAGCAATTGAATCTGTTCTTGGTTTTAAAAGACAGCATGAAGCTACTATGATGGAGCAAAGTATTGCTTTAGCTAAAGAGTTACAAAAGGTTGTTAAACAATCAGACTATGAAGGTTCTTTTGATAAAGATGTTGGAACTTTAGCTGCTTTAGGTGCTACACATAAATTTATAAAAGAATTCTTAGAGTCTAATTCTTCTGGAAGTTTCTCTAGGGCAATTAATATTAAAGATGTTAAATTAACAAAAGAGATTAAAAACATTTTTAAAGAAGCAAATAAACTAAGTGCTTTTGATGATTTTATGAAAGAAATAAATACTTTAGAAAAAACAAGTAGTCTTGAAGCTATGGCTAAAAAATGGACACAAAAATTAACTGCAGATAAAAATATACAGGTAGCAATGTATGATAATTTTATAAGCGTGATCAAAGATATGCACGCTATTAAAAAAGCAGGATCTGCTAGTAATATAAAGAGAATAAAAGCTTTTTACGAAAAAGCACGTAATTCAAAAGCAACAGATCCAGATACCAACTTAAGACAAGTAGCAGCTGATCTTTTAACAATGTTAGATAAACAACATTCTAATGCTAATACTTTACTGGGGACAAATATAGAAGTAAATGCTAACTCCAGTACTAAAAGAGGTTATCTTACTTTAGATAAACCAGAACCAGATCGTTTATTAGGAACTGTGATCTTAGACAATAAAACTATGTACTTAGTAACACAGGATATAGAAAGTCATATATTTGCAGCAGAGTCAGGACAACTAATGACTTACGATGTAACTAATGAAATGAAAGGTCTTTATTCTTTTAAAGATAATGATAAAAATGTTATATCCTTTAATCCAACAAATCTGAATCTTGATTCAAGTAATGTAGATGCTAGCATATCAACACAGATAATAAAAAATGCTCATTTAAAAAACTATCAAGACACAGCAGGTAGGTTAGTACATAAGACACAACAGACATTAGTAGATGCTGGAGTGTTAATACCTAAAGCTGTTTTTGATAAACTTCCTATAGATTTACAGGAACACTATAGTGTTACAAATGATTCTGTTGCTAACACAAGTCTTAATGGTAAACACTATTACAAAAAGACTTGGGATAAATACTTTGTAGGAACGAAAGGTGTAGATTTTAGTAATGAAGCAATGGGTAAAATTGTTGGTACTGCTGTTGGAGATGTAGTAGCTCCACTACTAAGATTATTAATTAAATATGTAGAACAATTAAAAAGAGTATTACTTAATTATAGTCCAGCAAGTTATATAAACTCTTTTAGTTCAAGCATGATTACTTATATGGTTAATGGATCTGATATATATAAAATGAAAGAACATTCATTAAAAGCTAGAAAACTTATGAAAGAATATAAAAAATTATTAACTGAAGCAACTAATCTTACCACAGAAGAAGGTCGAGTAAAAGCTTTAGCTGCTTTAGAAAAGCATGAACTACATGATGTTTATTTGTCTGGTATCTTTTCTACAATTAGATCTGATGCTTATTCAACTGGAAGTATGCAAGAGAATGCTTTGATTTCATCGTTAAATCATATATTTAAAGATAAAGAGGCTGGAAATAAGTTTAAAACATTATTAGCAGATCCTTCTACTGAATGGGGTAAGAAAATAGGTACTGTTTATGATATGACAGAAGTACTACCTAAAGTTATGATGTACTTATCTAGAAAAAATAAAATAGGTAAACAGTTGGCAATACAAGAAGTTCTTCTTGCTTTTCCAACTTATAATAATATGGGTGTTATTCCGGGAGTTTTTGATCTATTTAGTCCATTCACTAAGTATCTACTTAATTATCCTAAAATGTTAATGTTTGCTTCTTCTGAAAATAAGGTTAGATTAACTGCTATATCTGCGATGATAATGTTAGGTACTAAAGCTACCTATGATGAAGAGGTGACCAAGGAGGATCAATGGTTTTATGATAATGATTTTATTCAACCAATAGATAATGTATTTAAAAGTACAGGTAGTATGAGTCCTTATAACTCACCACTAAGAGGTGTTACTGGAACAAAAGTAATTGATGTTACTTTTGCTTATTCAGCAACAAAAAGTATGATAGATATAGTGGAACTGCTAAATCCGATGACAACACCGAAATAGCAGTTAGGTAAAGAAACTAAAAGATATCTTTTAGTTTCTTTTTGACTTTGTCAACTTTTCTTTTATTGTTTAAATAAAATGAAATGACGGCACCTAGAATAAATACAATTATAAGAAACTCAAACATCGTTTTCCTCCTCTGTAAATATTCTCCAAATCATAGTCATGAGTACTATGATAACAGCTGCAATAGTATACACTATTTACCTCCTATCTGTTTAATTGTGGGATAGTTCCTGATATTTTATCAGTGAACACTTTTACAGAAACAAAATTTCTTTTGCAATAATCTCTTGCTTCAAACCACTCCTCTAATGTGTGCATACTATGTGTGCTGTAACCACTTTGGTATATGTGTAACATTTTTAATAGTTTATCACTCATGTTGTTTCCTTGAAAGAATTTCTCATCTGAAGTACACGAGCTTCAAACCTACTATCAGATATTGGGTTATCCCAAAAACTATAATTTAAGTCACTCATTAGCTTTTCACAATCATCTTCAGACGCGCCTAAGTCTTTAGCAAATTTCCACATTTTAAATAAAGATAAACTTCTTGTCTTCATCCCTTTATCTGAGAAAGCAAAACTAAAAGTATCTAAAGGTTTTTCAAGTAAGCTAGCAGCTTGTGTTCTAGTAGGTTTTATTCGCTTTTCAAAACCTTCTTTTATTTTAGTTCCTGCTATTTTTACACAATCACTTACATCAAATGGTTCACAATCTGTTGTGCTAAATACCTTTGCTCCTTTATATCCAAACATGATTTGACTTTTAGTAAAAGTAACTGGATCTATATTTATACCAAATTCTTTACCAAGTTCCTTACCAAATACCTTCCATTCTCTAACAGGTAAATCAACTATATTGTTAAATTCAATCATTATTCTAAACTTATATATATTTTCTGAATTACTTGTTGTTGCTATATGATGATTTATACCATCTAACATATCATGCATTTCAGATATACTACAATCACTATCATCAACATCTAAAGCTATCCAAGTCGCTCCTGATATTATGTTATCATTCTTACGGTGTCCATTAGCAAACTTAAATGGAGTATAAGCGGTATCATTATCTAAAAGGTTTTTAAGCTTCAAAAAGTTAACTTCTTTAGCTTCAAAACCTGAGTAACATTGTGTAGCACGAACATCTTTAGTTCCTGATACTTGTACGAAACTAGCCCAATGATTACCATCAACACTTTTAAATGGGACAAAAGACATTACTCCGTTTTCATATTTTATAGCACCTGAACTACCAGCTAAAGAGTCTGCAATTTTTAACAAATCTTTTACTCTTGATTCTAAGCTAGTAGTTCCCGAAATAAAACCTCTTTTCTTTAGTTCATGTAAAGACAGTTTACGTTCTGGATTTACTTGAAAGTAATCACACAACAGTTCATAGTTTTCTTTAGAAGCATACTCTTCATAGTCTTTTAAATAGTCACCTACTTTTTCTATATAGTAAATAGCTTCTTTTATATGTTCTATTTTAACTGTTTCTGACAAATCCCATAAAGCATAAACACCAGCTAATTTCAACATCTTCCAGCTTCTATGTAGCTGCTCTAATTGTACACTTTTGTGGAGAAAGTCTAAACCATCTCCTAGTGAACTAGTGTACAGTTTATAGTCTTTGTAAGCTTGTAGAGCGTCTTCATCTATCTCTAGTATTCTTTTATCAGAGTTTACTAAAATGTGAGCCACATCTGTTGATGCTGATCCTATATATGCTTTAGCTTCATGTGCTTTATCTTCAGAAATTACTTGTCTTTCTTTCATGTCTGCATAGTCTCTATAAGAAATTATACACTCTTCAAATTCTTTTTTTGAAGGATAAACGAGTATTGTTCTTCTAGCAAATTTTGTAATAAATTCTTGTTTAAATTTTTGACTAATTTGTTTATCCATTATAAGATTATCTTCAGATCCAACAAAAAGAGCATTCATTCCCATTCCTTTTACTTCTGTATCTTGTCTTTCAGTATCTTTAATAGCTTTACTTTTTTTGTTTCCTTCATCATACAGTTCAGCTATCAATCTTATGTTATCTGTCATATTTTGATTGGTAGCTAATTCACTACCTAATTCAGAAACTAAGATGGAAGGCATCCCTATTCCAGCAGAGGCAAAATTGTTTAAACGACTTGTCAAACCTTCCACAGTTGAAATAGCATTCTCTAAAGGTTGCGGTTGTTTAAAAAACTTAAGCCAGTTAGTTGTTTCACCATCTTCAACTTCAGCTCGTTTTTTAGCAGCTTCTACTGCTTTTTCTTTTCTTTTCTGTTCTATAACTATATAGCCTGGAGCCAATGCTTTAGATTGTGCACTTATAGTAGAATCTTTTCCTTTACCGGAGCCAGAAAGTAAAAAACCTACCATATTCGTAGGTATCTTGCTTGATCCAAGTTGCATCTTCCATTGGAACTGACTAATAAAATTAGACATAGAATAGTTAGCAATCAAGCTATTCATACTTAATGGTATTCCTGAGCTTATGTCTGCACTTGTATTAATTAAATATCTTACATTTATGTTTAATTTTTCAAAATCTATAGGTCCCTTAGGAGGAAGCAAATGTTCTATTTCTTTTCTTATTATTTCACTATTTTTTAAATGTATATTCATTATCTACCTTCTAACCAGTTACGACAATCTCCAATTATATACCAGTCTTCTTCTAAGCATTCAAAAGGGATAGGACTTTTAGACAGATTTACATCTCTTCCTTTTTCTCTAATAATACGTAAAGTATCTTCTCTATATACCAAAGAAAGTCTTGAGTCACCTTTTCTTTTAACTGTGTGTCCTTTTAATGCAGCAGCCATTGCAAGACCAAAATCTAGTTGTGTAGATCTCATAATGTTTTCTCAAACAGATCTGATAAATCAATATTCATTCTTATCAATTCATCTATATTTGTTAATACTTTAGCTTTTCTGATATTTCCACTGTTGTCATATTTCCTAAAGTTTCCTTGTACTAGATTCTCTTGTAATGTATTAAATTTGCTCCAAGCATTATTGCTCCTGTCTTCTTTACGTTGTACAATCAATAACTCCAATGGATCAACCAAGTCGTTTATAATACGATTATCTGTGTGTCTAATTTCTAGTGCTTTTTTAGCTAGGATATAAGCCTCATCTAAACACATAGATTTATCCATCATTCTTTCAATCCATTCTTTTTGCTTATTATGTTTCTCTTCATAAGTATCTATGAAATTATTTATCTCTTCAGACCAGTTATTATTACTGTGAAATATTTGAAGAGCAGGTACTAAATTGCTTCCTGCAATTAAACCATTACTACATACAAATCTAAATAAGCCAACTCTTATATTCAAAGCTTTTGTTCCATCATAAGAGTTATGTATAACTACTTCTGGTCTCAAACCACCTACCATTTTAAAGTCAGCAGCCATTCTAACCATGTGCTTACCTTTACCAACCTTATCAGTATTTCTTATACCACTAGCGGCTATATCATTTAGTTCAAAACCATATTTTTCAAACTGTTGTACAACATCCATTGTGTTAATAACATTATATTTTTGTGACACATTATATCCTTCTGTATTTATCATAACTGCTTGCTCTAGTCTATTAAATCTTTTTAATTCCATTAAATTGTTCCTTCCATTTTTTTGTATATTTATCAACATTGTCAGTCTTACAGATTCCAAGTAAAGCCCTGGTATGATAATCATACACACTGCTTATACCGTCTTTTGAATCTATAAAACAATTGTTAACAATACTTTTTCCTGTTTTAGGGAATGTTTTTCTATCAAATCTAACTCTACAATGACCTTCATAAAAACTTGTAAGCTTTTTATAAAGGCCTTTTGTAGGATGATAACCTCTTAGATGCTCCGAAATCTCTACAGATTCTAACACAGGTTGTAGTGGTATTTTCATACCAATACGTCCTATATTAGAAGACTTAAAGTATGCCTTCGTCGCTTTCTTCTTCATTGTTTTTGTCAGCGGCATTGTCAACATAAGCTTCTTCCTCTGCTTGTTGTTTTTTGTAACTAGAAGTGTAGTTATCGTTCATTTTTTCTCTATAGTATTTTATTTGTTTAGCAGGTTTTTTACCTTTGTTCTCTGCATAGGTTTTTTCATCTAATCCAAAGAAAGCTTTGATATTATTTTTCTCTTTAACTTTATCTCCGTAAAAGTCAAATTCTTTTTGAATTGCAACCAAACATTCTTTACCATCTAGTTCTTTGAAAGCTTTGACAACTTTTTTACCATTTTTAGTATCTATCGTCTTGTCAAAAATAGTAAGCTTTTTAATCTTCAACAAGCCCATTAGCGAATCAACAATATCCATATTAAAGATACGATCTCCGTTTGCTTTAATTACCCACATATTATATATCATATTTGGATATTTTTTACCTGGTAGTTGAACACACCAATCGATTCCTTTTGCTCCAGTTGAAGCAACAGTTGAACTTGCTGTTACTATCTTTACTTTATAGACGCCTGTGTCTAAAACTACTTGATCGCTGCTATCTGCATTAGACGCAGCCTCTTCATTAAATGTGTAAAAATCTTCCATATTAATCCTTAATTAATTTTTTTGTATCGACCAATTTGTCGAGAAGTCCCAGGTTAAACCAGGTTATAAGAACTGCTAGCACAGCTCCTCCATTTTCTGTAACTCTCTCAAGTTCTTTATCTACTGTTAAATCACATAAAGATAATTCTTTGAGAGTGTTAGAGAAATTTTTTACTTTTTCTATACTTCCTAATTCTTTAGTTAAAAAACTAATTAAATGACTACGTTTTGTCATTATAATATGCTTCAATGGCTTTCGCTACAAGAAACATATCATTAGGAATATATCTGTCTTTAAACATGCCATCTGGTGTCTTTGCTGAAGTATATCTACTAGGTTTAGTATCAAACTGATAATCAGTAATGTTACCCTCTTCATCGTCTAGTATGTGTCCATGTAATACGATTGCAAATTCTTTCGGAATAGCACCTTTAAATTCTTTTCCTTTTGTTTTGATAACTGCTCTTAGCTCTCCTGGGGTTGTTTCAATATACTCTGGAATACCAGTAACAAATACTTGTTGTTTCAATTCTTTTATATCTAATAAAATATTGTAAACCAAATCGTTATATTCGCTCCATACAGTGTAGCCAGAAAAAACTGTGTTACAATATTTGTTGCAAATTTCAAGTAGTGAAGTTAGACTATCTATTACTACATAATCATATTTTTCACCTTCTTTACTTTTTAAAGCAGTAATTACTTTGTTATATTCCTTGTAAGTTTTTACGTTTATATTCTTAAACTTTTTAAACTCTTTAAAAGGCATAGGTTTTCTCTCACAGTTTATAATTACTGTTTTGTCAGGTGGCAACGTTCTTGCTGCACTACTTTTTCCTAAACCTGATTCTGCTGTTATTAAAACAGGAACTGTTACTTTGTCTTCTTTCATTTTTTTCCTTTACTTTCTGTGTGAACAGATATAGGGACAGTAGTTACAAGCGTTGTACTTGATACCATCCTGACAGTCTATTCTTTCGTTATCAATGATAGCAGAAATTTTATCCCTTACATATCTATCAACTCGAGAGAGAGACATTAATTCAACAGGGTAAACTGCTTGTTCGTTATTGCTTTGGCTAATACCTAATACCCAAGCACGATCATTTATATCATACTCTTCTTCAAGTAACCATCGATAAAGACTCATTTGCATAGCATCTTTTTTTAATGCTTCTGGTTTTCTTTCTTTACCATAAAAGGTTTTCCAGTCTATAAGATCCCAAAGACCATCTTTCTGCTTTTCTAATAAATCACAACAACCAGATATAGTATATGTTATACCATCAACTGTTACTTGTCTTTCTCTATAAAGCTCTTGATTTATAGTTGGATCGTCTTCAAAGCATTTTTCAGCTCTTTCATGCAAAGCTGTACCAAAAGTTGATGATCGTTTAAATTTAAAGTCGACTAAAGATTCATCTTTTTTTGTTTTATATAAATACAATTTAGCTTTATACATACTGCCAATAAGTGTTGATACACTTATTGCATTTTCTTTTTTAGAATCTTTATGCGTATCATATTCATAGAGTCTTTTTATTAAGTGTATTGGATCCATCCAGTTCTCCTATTAATTTATCTAAAAATTTTCTACACTTTTTTAGATTTATTAACTTATCATCTTTTTTGTGAAATCTAACAAGATACTTTAAAGCAGTTAAATGCAGATATCCTTCATAGTGGCTATAACTTTCTGCTATATTTTTAAAGATGTCAAACATTTCTACTCCATTTATCTTTGGATAATGCGAAGGACTTATTTCATCTTCCTTAACTTCAGTCTTAACTTCTTCTTTACTTTCCTTAAGTTCTGATTCTTTCAGTTCTTTCAACTCCTTTGTTGCTTCTATAGCTACTTGTACGCTTAAAAGATCGTTATCTAGCAAATAGTTTATTGTTTCTATTCTTTCTTTTCTAGTCATTTATATACTCCTTAATCATATTTGAAGTGATTGTGTAATCAAAATACTTTTTTTTCATTTCTTTCCAAGTTCTTATTTTAACTTTCATTGTCGTCCTTTATAAAATTACCTAAGCTATTTAAATAGCCTGTACGGTCTTTAATTTCATTATAAGCTATATCTATACATTCATTCATGTTTGTGTTAGATAGCTTAGCTATTGCCACCATAACTACGAACATATCACCAAGACTGTCTTTAACACCTGCATGGTCTTTTTTTACTATAGCTTCTCCTAGTTCACCGAACTCTTCAATTAATTTTATAGTTTGTGTTTGCACATTACCGTTAATAGTAATTTTTCTATCCTTGTGCCATTTATCAATCAGCACAACAAGTTCATCTATACTCTTGTCCATATTTCTAACTCCTTTGTTTTTACTATAGGTCTAAATTTATTTAACCTAAATTTTTTACCTTCTACACAATGAGGACTTCTTACTATAATTAATAGATCGGTTAAACCATCTATTTCTTCTATAGTTATCCCAACTTCTGGTTCAATAAGATCAGTTATGTTACAAGCAGTTTTACTGATTGATTTAGGAAGCATTTTAGCTGCTTCTTTAGATATGATTTGTCCTTTTACTAGGCACCTAAGTAGCTCTTTATCAAAACTTGGTCTCTTAGGTAAGCTACCACCTTTTGATACATACACATTATCTTTAGTAAGAAGTATGGCTGATACTATCATTTTTATTCCTACGTTTATTTGTAAAGTCTATAAAAGCCTCCATTACTTTTATATCACTATCTATTTCCATCCAAGAACATTCAGATTCTTTATAATGCATATCCCAAAGGTCTTCTGGTTTTTCAATATCTTCTATTGAAACAGAGCTGTTATTACAGTTTAAAACAACTACTAACATATTTACTCCTTTAGTAAAAAATTTATTGATTCCTGATAAAGATAGCAATCTTCATCAAATGAAATACTACTTATTTTAAAATCAGCTTTTTTATCTAAACACACAGCTTCAATACATAATGAACGTGTATCTCTTTTCATTAAAGTTTTGAATCTTTCTATATGTTCTTTATATAAATGAGTATCACCAAAATTAAACGTTATAACACCTGGTTCTAAGTTTGCTTCTTTGCATAATAGCAATACATAACAACCTGCTAGTAGGAAATCATAAGGAGCTCCAATAGCATAGTCAACAGATCTTTGTGTCCAGATCGTGTTTAGCTTTTTTCCTATTACGTTGAATTGATATTGTGTGTGACAAGGATCTAAACTGAGTTTACCTCTATTTTCTGGATTCCATAAATCAATTATAATTCTTCTTGAATTTGGATCTGTTTTTAATAAGTTAATAACATAATCCAGTTGCTTTCTAGGTGAATAATCGAGCTTAAGACTACCATTTTTTTCTGCCCATAGTTTCCAGTAAGGACACTCATTGTTTGTAAATTCTTTTTCGCTTTTGCAATCTTCAAGGAAGCTTTTAAATTCGCCTATAGCTGCTCTGTAATTAATTTTACGCATAGATAATAATGGAAAACCATGTTTACCCATGTCATATTTGATGGTTGTTCCAAATAATGATCTGGTTTTACCGTTTCTACTTTCTTTATCGACACCCTTGTGTAAGATTTCTAATCCAAGGTTGCGATATAGTTCGTTTATATTCATATAATCTCCTTTAGTTCAGTTAATGAATAAACAACATATACTTCACACTGTTGTTTTCTTAGTTGTTCTATCCTATACTTTTGTATAGGACTAACTCTTCCTCCTTTATCTTTAATCTCAAAATATATATGATTACCATTTGTATCAATAGCTACCAAATCAGGACAACCTGATGGTGTAACAACTTGAAAATTAATAGTAATATATTTTTTAGATTTAAGATATTTACGGATTGATTGAACTACTTTACTTTCTTCCATTTTTCTCCTTTAGTAAAAATTTTGTATTCATATCTTTTTTCATGGAAACTGTGTTGTATATAGCTTGGTCTATATCTGTAGCTATATAGATATATATATTAGGTCTTTTTTTTCTGTTTGTATTAGATAATCTACTTATACATTGAGTGTAATTAGATCCAGAAAAAGTAAGACTATATATAGCCATATCTTCATAATGAGACATATCTGTTCCAGTTACCATTGAATCTATCTGATACAGATCAGATTCATTGAAGTATTTTTTTAACAGTTCTAGCTCAGCTTTATATTTATAAAAGATAGCAGTTTTTGTATCTTTATGTTTATTATACACTGATTGTGCTTTGAAACAGCTTAGCTCTACTCTTAAGTCGTTAACATCTATACAAGTGCCACCACTTAATTGATGGCACTTAGATAACTTACTTGCACCACCGTCAGCTATAAAGGTACCATATTTACTCTCTACGATGTTTTTTGTTTTAATAGAGTAAATATACTCTTTTATAAACTCTGGTGTTTCTACATACCTTAAAATTACAATAGGAAGCATATTATGATCTTTATTAACTCGTTTAATGAGAATAGGATCAAATTTATGATTAAAATTTATAACACAAGAGTAATCTATAGCAGGTCTTGATCCTCCATGATACTTAAATATCCCTTGAATACCATAACCAGGTCTATATTTTTTTCTATTTTTATAATGCTCTGTTCCATTATACCATTCATAAAAATCTTTGTAATAATAAAAGCTGTGTTTTGGGCTTAAGCTTAGTTGATGAAACATCTTAGCAGAAGACTCTATTTGAGGTGTACCTGATAACCAGATAATTTGTGTTTTAGGTTTAATTCTTTTCCTTACTTCTATATAAGTTTTAGAAGGTTTAGGAAAAGAACTAATTTTAACATTGGCTTCATCTAGGATTATAGTATCAAAAATCCTATTTTTTAATTTATGTAAGCTTTCATAATTAACTAATTCTAAATTAGGTAGATCGATGTTAAAATCTAATAAAGTAGATTTAATACCTTTTAAAGCAGATTTAGTTGTAATAAATAAGATTGATTGAAACTTATTTTGTCTACTTAATACAGTTAGAGAGATAGGAGTTTTGCCAGTCAGTAACGCATTTCTAAAGCTAAGTATAACATGTTGTACTTGCTTAAAATGCGCATTCCCTCCTCTACCACTTCTTCTTGGTGTTTATATAATTTATAGTTATTTAGATTACTCATAAAAATACTCTAGTATATGATCTACTGTGTCTAATAAAATAATAGGATTTCTAATTAATGTCATTTGACATACTATATCATGCTTTTTAATATTAGGAGGTGTATCAATAGATATGCTATGATGAATAAGCTTAATTGTTATTTCCTCATTATCTGCTTCACCAAAAACACTTGTAGAATCAGATATCGATATAATATGAGTATTATCAAACAGTTCTTTAGCATATAATTTTAATATATATCCTCTTGGCACTTTAACTTTAAATCCAAGAGGTATATATGCTACTTTTAAACCTTTTTCCCATACCCATTCTATATCTGTTCTTGCTCTACAGTCCATACAGATAGAGTAAATATTTTTATATTTGGGCATACATTTTTCGTCAATTAGTTGTATCTTCATTACTTATCCTTTGTTAATTCTATAGCTTTAAAAATAAATTCTTTCCAATGTTTCCACCAGATTAATGCATCTGTATCCATAGCTTTGATTTGTGAGTCTCTGAAATTTCTCCATTCTTCGATAGTATGTTGCTTACACCCTATTTGAAGGACATCTTTGGTAAACACTATTTGATACTTCTCTAACTGCATAGTTTTTATTTCTCCCATATTTCCTACAACATTACCTAAATCAGCTTTGATTAAAGTAGTATTCTTTAAAATAGCATTTCTTAAATTAGCATTAGTTAAATCAATGTTTCTTAAATCACTACCACTTAAATTAGCATTAGTTAAAATAGCATCATTTAAATTAGCATTAATTAAATTGCTATTTCTTAAATCAGCATTGATTAAAATAGCATTTCTTAAATCACTATTCCTTAAATCAGTATTAGTTAAATTGCTATTACTTAAATTAGCATTAATTAAATCAACATTTTTTAAATCACTATTACTTAAATTGGCATTAGTTAAATCACTACCCCTTAAATCAGCATTGACTAAAATAGCATTAGTTAAATTAGCATTAGTCAAATTAACATTAATTAAAATAGCACTACTTAAATTAATACCGCTTAAATTAATACTCCTTAAATCAGCATTAATTAAATTAACACTGCTTAAATTTACTTTTTCTTTGATAGCACCTTCTAATAGCTTAGTAATTGAATTACATTCTAGTTCAAATATAACCTCTCTATTGTTCCATTTTCTTAACTGCATTATTTATTCTTTACTCTATAGAGTTCTCCATAGCGTCCACATTTGTCGCAAAGGAGAACACTTTTACTCCTACTTACTTTTCCTGTTCCGCCACAATCTTCACATATATATTCAATCTTTTTTACTTTATTTAATGCTATTTTTATATTTTTACAAATAGTTTCTATGTCTTCTTTATCATAAAACATCTCTTTATACACATCCTCTGGAATAAGTGTAGGCAATAAAGAGATTATACCTCTTAGTCTAAATATTTTAAAATTTCTTTCTTTTGCTTGTTCTCTAGTCATTGCTTATCCTTTGCTATATAAAATATAACTCTATCATATTTTTTTTCTATGCTTGTAGCATAATTAAATATCATACCAATAAATGTTTTATATTTAAAAGTTGTCACTCTTTTTCTTTTATTATAAATTCTAATCTCGTATTTCATCTTTATCCCCTTTGTAATCGTCATACTCCAGCATACCTATGCTTAATAGTTTAGTGTGCAACTTAATCATATCTGGTCTATGAAAGCTATATACTGCCTCAATAAGCAGTTTTAACTCATCTGCTGTTAAATCAACAGGCTCATCTATTTTAAAATCTTTATTTCTTATGTTCATTTCATAAGTCCTAGTTTATTTTCTTGAATGGTATCTATGATTTTCAAAGAGTGATGTTTATCCAGTCC